ATAGTCTTTAATGAGTGAATAATTGTAGTGTGGTCTCTGCCTACCATATCTGCAATTGCCTTTAATGTTAAAGTTGTGTTATTTTTTATACAATACATAGCTATAAATCTAGCCTTAACAAAATGCCTTTTACGGCTTTTGCCTTTTATGTCCTTAGGAAGTATCTTGTAATATTCTGCAATCTTATCTATAATTGTTTCAGAATACCTTATCATTTCCTTCGTTGTCAGTCTGTTCTCCTTTTGACTTGGTATTGCCCAGTAGTTCATTCTTTTCTATTTTAAGTTTAATAATTTGGTTTCTTAACATCTCATTCTCTACCTCAAGAATGTATATTTCTCTTTGCAATTGGAACTTGCTATTGTCTATGTAACTCATATTTAAAAGTGTAAAAGGTTTATAGGTAACATAAAATCTTCGGTAATCTCGTAAAGGTCAAGTATCAGGAAGTGATAAGACTTTAAGATTCTCTTTTGTATTTGGTTCATTCTAGCAATCTTAATAAGGTAGTCATCTTCGTACTTATTCATTAGTTTGATAGGATTATCCCAAGTTGCTCCTCTCCATTTTGTTAGGTCTGATTCAATGCTAGATTGCCTTGCTTGAGCCTTCTTTAAGAGTTCTAGTAGGCAAGTTGCTCTCTGGTGTAGTTTTAGTTGTTTTCCTTGATAGATTAATGGTTGCATAGTTTAGTTTTTAGATTCGTAATATTTTTGTACGATAATTGATACTAATTTGCTTGGTGCTAAATACATCTTTTTAGCTTCGGCATCTACTTTCTTTTTGATTGATTCTGGTAGTCGGATGCAGACTACTTCTTTTTTTTCTACTTTCATATTTTGGTTTAAATGTTTTGTAAGATTCCTGTTACAATAAAGACAAAGATTAAAATAACGATTGCCTGAAAATTCTTGTTTTGTTGGTCTGTCATAATTAGCTTTTTACGATTGATAAAATAATTTGATTGTTTGATAAGTCAATAGTTCTTATGGTTACTAAAAAGAATTTAGTTCCTTCTAATTCGTAATCTAAGAAAATGTAATCTCCAGTCTGAGGAATAAATTGCCCATTATAAGGGTAAAAATTGTTGTTAAATGATAACAGTGTTTTCATACTAATTTGGTTTTGTTTTAACAAAGATACAAACAATTACAATACAAACAATAAATTATATAAATTTCTTTTTATTAGTCTAAAATGAGCCGATTATCAGTCATTTACGGCTCAAAATTGCCTTATTAGGTAACTTTTGTGATTGATAAAGTTTACTATTAGCGAACTTTTGTAACCAAATTGGGAACATTGTACAATGTTTTAGGTACAATATGTAAAATGTTGTAATGGAATTAGGGTATATATGTTACTGATTTATATAGACTTGTAACAAAATTTGTTAATTGTTGGTAGTCAAACTACGCAAGTGTTCACATTTTTAAACCTTTCACGGATTAGTGAACATCACAAATTGTGATATCCAAATTATAACAATGTGTCATTAAAGTAACATATAGCTATTGTTATGTTACTTTTAAGGGATATTATAACATAAGAGCAAAAAAAGGGAGGCATCGTAAAAACGAACCTCCGTTAAACCATTAGTATATCTAAATACAAATATAAGCAAAACTCCCCAGCTTTTTAGGGCTAGGGAGAACCGTTATGAACCAAGAAAAAACAACCTAAATAGAACCATCCTGCAAAGGAAGGTCGATTGTATCATCAATTTTCCGATACCCTTCACTCCACAAGACTTTAGTCAAAGTTACACTTTTGCGAATTATGGTTTTTTCATCATCCTTTGGGTTTAGTAAATGTAATATCTCGTGAATCAATATCTCCATCATTTTCTTACCTTTTAGCCTTTCATCAATCTCAATTACTCCATCACTTGAGGATATGCCGTAAGCCTGTTCCTTACCAAGTTTACGATATATAATTTTGATTCTCACGCTTTCAGCAAGGCTTCATCTGGTCTTTCAATCTCCTTTACTACTATTCTATTGCCACCTCTTATCTTGGCTAACATCTTAGAAACTGATTCTACCTCACTAATCATCTCTTGATACTTTTTTACTAACCAGCTTTCTTGCTCTGTTATGTTTAAACGATTCCAATTTTTTGGCATTTTCATAGTTTTTTATTTAAAATACTTTTCCTTTTGTTATTCTCTTATTGTGAACTCTATAATCTCCGTTTGTCTCTTTCTCTAGTAAAGCAAATCCAGCGTTATACTGGTCAACGTGCTTACAATACTCAACGTTCGGATGCATAAGCATACCGGTTGTCCAACAAGTAAACATTTCTCCATCAAATTGGTTCTTAGTAGTGTACTCGCTTGTCCTATGAACGTGAGATGCAATAGCCGATTGCTTTACCCTATCGTAAAGGGTCTTAGCAGGGCTTACACCACTTCCTCTCCTAAAAGTAGTATCTCCGTGTATTATTGGCAACTTGCCAAATTTAACGTGGTCTAAGTTCTTTAGAGGCTTTATCCCAAATTCATTTAGCTTCAACAAATCTTCTAACTCGAACAATTGCAAACTTAATAATTCTGGTGCTTTTGTCCTCATATATCTTTCATAGCGAAATTCGTGGTTTGCATCTAGATTGTAATAAATAATTAAATTAGGAAATGACCTTCTTATAAATCCTAACATCTCTAGTATGCTTTCGTATTCATCACTAAAGTTTCTTACTCTTGGGTCTTTCTGAAAGTCGCTTAATTGGTAGAAATCTACTAAGTCTCCATTTATAAATAACGTATCAATTCCCTCTTTGTTTAAGTAGTCAAAGCAAACATCAATAGCTTTAGGGTCGTGAAATGGTACTTGTATATCACTAATGAATCCCATCTTCTTAATTCCTAATGGTAAATCAAATACAACCTTTTCCTCTGCCCAAGTATCAGGTTGCACAAAATGACTGCAACTTCTTTTAGTCTGCTCTAAGTATTCTTTATTGCTAGTTGACTTTTTATCAGGACCAGTCTTGCCTCTGTAATAGCGTATTAGATAACGCACATTCTCTTTATCGGTAAAGTGATTCTTGTTCTCTTTAAGGATTAAAGTAGCTAATGTATTGCTAGGCATCCACGCAGGATACTTTGCCAAGTAGTCTAAGACTATTTGACCACTCATTGTTGGTTTACTGCCTCCCATATTTTAGGTTTTTGTTATGCTAACGAATCTCGAATCAAGTCTGCTTCTGCTTCCCTTCTCACTACTAAACCATCAAGTCCCTTATTTTCCCAATGCCTTTTACTCTTTTCAATTTCCTCTGCTATTGCCTCATAGTTCTTGGTCTTAACCATCTCTACTATTCGCTTCATCTCAATCCTAGAATCCCCTTCTAACTTATTGCCTCTATTGTAAACCATAGAAACTAACGCACCCTGAGTGTCCTCATTTAACGTTTCTAGTTCTGGATATATTGCCTTAGTCATTTTAAAATACTTAGGTACTGAGCATTTAACGAATACCTCGTATGCAATATTGTATGAGATTTTAACCTGCATTAATTCCCCTCTAAGCATTTGTTTAGCTTGTATGCCTTTAAGTCCAATAGTCTTTCTTAATGGCTCTAAAAAGTTAGGAGTAAGTTTATTACCCCAATCTAAAAAGAATTGCTTTTCGTTTACAAAACCACAATCGTAGCCCATTCCTATTGTGATCCCTGATTCTCCACCTGCCCAAATAGGGGATTGTAGTTTCTTATCGTAGTATGCTCGACCTCCTACCTCAAATTGGATAATAAGGTCTATTGCTTTCTTACTTAACATATCTTGCTATTGTAAAGTATATTAATAATACAAACCAAAGCACTAAGGCTAATCTTAGGATTGTTTGTTGTTTCATTTTGAGAATTTATCTATCGTTGTAGTTCCCATAGCAGCAATACAAATTACCATTACTGCATCTACTAATTTATCACTAGGTGCTATTTCTAAATGACTAAATGAATTAGCTATTAAAGTAATACAAAGAAATAAAGCACTTAATAAAGCAATCACTCTCTTAGTGCTTATGCTTCCTCTTTCATCACTAAGTAAATTTTTTATCCATTCCATATTTAAAGTTTGATAAATTGTAAAATAATTATAAAGATTAAAAGGTATTTCCCTATTTCTTTGGCTTGGTCGTCTTTTTCGTGGTCTTGGGTTCTATAATTGGTAAGGTCTCTTGCAGCTTCATACCTAACTTTCCATAGATAGATAGAATCAGTTTTCTCAAATATTTTTTTATTAAGTTTTGCATAGTTTAAGTTTGAATTGATTATTGAATCATTTAATTTGACAATTGAATCGTTATAGTTCTTGTATAGGTTGTTTATGTTATTTGCTTGGTCGATAGTTATTATTATAACAGAATCAGCACCTATTCTTTTACTTCTTGGGTATTGGCAATAGGCTGAATGAACTTCCAGTATCAACAGCAATAGAATCCAACCTAGCTTTAACCTCACTTAATTCACTTTTTAAATTGTTAATATTATTTATAGTGTTAGTAATTATTTTCTTTTCTTTTTTAGATGCCTCTTTTTGAACTAAAGATGAATTAACATTGTTTTCATTTACTTTATTAAGCAATAATTGAAACTCGTTATCTATCTTTTGTTCTTTACTTGGCTCTTGAGCAGTCAAACTACAACCATACAAAAATATGAATAATAAATACCTCATTATTTTGGTATCATTTTAAGGTCAGTTAGCACCTGAAGTTTAGTAGTAGAAACTGCACTTAATGAATCCGATTTCCTTAATGCGTTTTGTACTAAATCTAATCTATTCTCTACCTTTTCTATTCTTACATTTTGTGCCTTTGCTTGGTCTTGAAAGGTTGACCTTACATCTACATACAAAGCCGATATTCCACATAGTACAATGAATAAAGTAGCAACAATTGGCTGCTTAACAAACTCTTTATATGATACAGGTAATTTCATTAGAATTTTTTGTAATATCCAATTGAATATTGATTAGTAGTAGCCGATATTGAAAATAAGCCCTTTTTAGGCATTTTAAACGCTAAACCAACTCCTACCCCCACTTTATTGTCAATTGCCCTTAAATCGGCTAATATACCCCAATAAAGCTCATTTTTGGATAGTATTGTCCTAATCGTTTCCACTTTTATCGTTTTTTGACTTATGTCTGCGTAAAAACCCCTGTTAAGAATTCTATTTTTGGAGATGGTATCGTTAATAATAAAAGTGCTTGAATCTATCTTTATAGTGTCTGAGTAGGCTCGTACGTACGCATAATCTTGAACTATACGTACAGTATCGTGAATAATTGCCGTATCAATACCCAAAACGACAAAAGGGATAGAATCCCCTTTAATATATTTCTTTGTTATGTCGTGCTTATAAATAGTATCGGTATGCGTTACTATTGTAGGTTCGTTTCCGTTGTACCTTCCGTTAAAGATGAAGATAAGAACTACTGCAATCACTAAAGTAATTACAATGTCTCTCATTACTTAAACTTTTTAGCTGCCTTGTAATAATATCTAATGGCAAAAAGTCCAGATGCAATAGCAACCAAACTACCAAAGAATGTTACAATAGGTTGAATACTTGCTATGCTTATTGCAGCACTAGTGATACTCAGTACCATTCCAAAGTCGGCTTGATTGCTATGTGGAGTCATTATACTTCTTTTGCTTCCTCTATTGGAGGATTTTGTTCTGCATTTAATTTTCCTAGAAACTGCAATAATGGTAAACCATAAGCAGTTGGGATAGTGTTAATAAATGCTTCTAAATCTTTTAATTGTTGCTCGTTAATTGATATCATAGTATTGATTTTTTACAAATATAAGATTATTCTATTATAATCCAGCGTTATCTAATCTAGCTTGTAATGATGTGATTAATGCTTGTTGCTCTTGAATAGCTTTTACTAACATTGGAACTAATACTGAAGTTTTTATTGATTTAGTTACACTACTCAAATCATTATTGTCTTCATCTTTATCTGGAGATTCTTCAATCATTAATGGGAAAACTTCCTCAAATTCTTGAGCAATAAATCCTAATTGTTTAATTTTATTTTCATCATTTATAAGATTAAAGTTTCTAACTTTTAATTTTAATATATCTTGTAATTTAGGTGTAGCATCTACAATATTTTCTTTAAGTTTAATATCAGATAAAGTGCCATAACTACCATTTCTATTTACAACATTACCATTTGAATATATATTAAGTTTATCTTGAGTTGAATCAGAACAAGTTAAAAAATTATTTGATGCATTATTTGGAGATGCTCCACTATATTTTATTAATAATCCATAAGGTGAAGGTGATGATGTTTGTGATATTACGACAGCCCAATCATCATTTGTTGAATTTCTTAATTCATGATAAGTGCTTGCTACATTTAAATAAGTTCCTGTATTACTCATTTTGGTAAAACCCCCACTTGTAATACGCATTCTTTCAACAGGTACACCACCGCCTGTACTAATTGCAAATGCTTGGTCAACATTAATACCATTTACTCCACTTTGTACATATAGTCTTGTAGTACCATTAACTGCATCTGAAAATCCTGCTACAACACCTGTTAATGATGATATAGTAACATTTCCTGCTACTCCAAAAAAACCATAAGCAGATACAGATGAACCTGTACCAATACCTACATTACCCCCACTTGTAACTGTTAAATATGGTAATGGGTCTAATGAACTATTACTATTACTAAAACCAATATTTATTTTACCACCTGCGTTGCCAATATATCCTAAATTATAAGCGTTGCTTGTATTTCTTAAAATAATATTATTTGCACCACTTGCTCCTAAATCTAAATTAGCAACAGGACTACTTGTACCAATTCCAACAGAAGTTCCATTATCAAATATTAAGCTATTGCCTATGGTATTAGTTCCGGTCCATTTAGAAACGTAGTTTGTAGTACCTGTTCCTAAAGCTAAAGTTCCAGAAGCATCAGGCATTTGGTATATTCTACTTGTGCTTATTGTAATATTATCAGTTCTAAATTGAAAAATTTTATATCTATTGAAACCACTAGGAGAATCTTGCCAAAAATTAAAACTTAACACATTATTATTAACTGCACCAATAGTTGTATAATTTGCACCTCCACCTGATATACCTGTTCTTTGTCTAAAGATTACAGTACCACCAACCTCCTCAACACCTGCATCTAATTCTATTCCTTTTCCATAAAAAAAGTTACTTGTAGTAATTGAATTATTACCCATATTTAATGCAGTAGTTGCTCCTGTATAAGGAACATAAGAACTAAGATTGCTTGTTAAAGCTATTGTACCATTCGCAGCAGGTAAAGTATATGTATAACTAGAATTACTTGCCCAAGCAGAAAAATCAAAAGTAAATGCTTTTAAGTTACTAGCAGTCGCTTCTTGTGCCATTGTAAATTTACCAGCTAAAGAAGATAAAGTAGCATAACCAGTTGAATAAACAGAACCACTTGGTAATACTTTAACATTTAAACTTGTTTCTCCAAATACATTATTTGCAGTTAAATTATTCAACCCTAAATCAACATTTGCAGTTGCTCCAGTGTAAGGAACGTAACTAGATAAATTAGAAGTAAGTGCTATTGTTCCTGAAGCAGCTGGGAAAGTATAATTATAAGCTGCTGCTGAATTAAAAATAAGTTGATTTATTAATGGACTTCCACCATTTGGTAATCCAACACTAAATCCATATCCTGTTACTATTCCACCTAAATTAACATATCCTGCTAAATAAGAAGTAACATTATTCTTTAATAAAACACTTCCATCTGCAATAATACTTCCACTAAATGTATTAGTTCCTGTAAAAGTTTGAGTACTTTCTAATAAAGCTAAAGTTCCACTTGCATCTGGAAGAGTGTAAGTTCTTGCAGTGTTGTTTGTTAATAAACCTATATCAATATTAGCTAATTTATAATTTGATGAACCAGCATCAGACATTAATATAAATTTTGAATCTTCAGCAGTTATAGAGTTTGAGCCTACTAATACATTAAAAGGACTTGAACCTTTTTTTAAATATAAATAACCACCTTGAACACCACTACCAATAGCATTAAAACTATTTGCAGTAACTCCAGCAGCAGTTAAATTATAAATACCTAAATCAACATTAGCAGTTGCTCCTGTATAAGGAATTTTGCCATTAAATGTACTCCAATCAGTTGAACTCAATTTACCAGTATTTGAAGCCGAAGCCACAGGCAAATTAAAAGTATGAGTAGCTACGCTTGAAGATATAGCAAAATCAGTTCCACTTGTGCCTGTCTGAAAGAATTGTACTTGTCTTGTTAAACTATTTAATGTAGTCAATCCCTTAGAAAAGGTCGTAACTACTTGACACAAATGATTATTTTCAGTATGTAAAGTAACAGTTCTACCATCTACGTTTACATATATTCTAATTGATATTCTATCCGTTATAGTTAAAACCGAAGTAGCCACAGGAATAGCAAAATAATAAGGGCTTAATGTAGTTCCATTAGTTAAATACTCTGGTACACTTTGACTACTACCTAATAAGGTAAAAGTTGTTCCGTCATACTTATAGACTTCTGCATAAACATAAGGATTGTGAGCATTAGAGTTTACACTAAAATAAAACTCACAATTAAAGTTTCCAGCAGGTACTTCTAATAAAGCAGGGTCATTAGCATCAGTTAAATAACTTGCTATGTAACCATTAGCCGAAATAGTAACATCAGTTCCAGCACCAGCAATAGGAACTTTACTTAATTGTTTATAAGCAACCCCACCTATCGTACCTTGACTTACACTTGTATTAAGATAATAAGAAACCGAACTACCTCCACCTGTTGATGTAGGGAAATCAGCTAAAGTACCATCTCCTCTAACATATTGAGAAGCATCACCATCTAAGGCACTTATTACACCACTATTAGCCACTACTGGACCTTGTATGCTCCTAATCTTTGCTGCTCCTGATATTTGTAATTGATTGCTCATATTAATTATTGAAAAATTCCACGAATAAATTCATCTGCTTCTAATGCTCTACCAAAAGTAACTACACCACTTGCACTTGTAAACTTGATTTGGTCGTTTGTAGGAGTTCCTGTTGTAAGTATCTCTCTTACCTCTACACCACCTCTTGTAAAGCCTAAACAACTCTTTCCTATCATATCTGCAAAAGTAATAGTAGTCTCTCCACCAGCAGCCGTTGCAGATTTCATATACACTTGACTACTTGCCGTTATTATCACACCATTTTGATTTATTGAAACTCCTGAAGTTGTATAAGGACCAGAACCTTGTAAACCTACTGAATAAGTACCTATGTCCTTGTAAGGAGCATTGATTTGTAAACTCGTAAGATTACAATTTCCACCTATAATTACTAAGCCATCTACTCCATTGTCAATAGCAAATTTAATGGCTATTTGTGTTCTATTTTGTTGCGTTTGCAATAAGTATAAATAACCATAGTTTTCTAATGTTATTAATCCATCGCAATTCACACTCCAATTAGCTATGTCGTTCTTAAATTCACGATACCAAGCACTTGTTTGAGATGTTACTTCTTTTTGGTCCACACTAACCGAGAAAGAACAATTCGTAGAACAAGCAAAAGGAATGTCAGTAGGTATTGTAGTTGTTACCTTAGACACATTAGTTCCCTGAGTGTAAAAGAAAATATCTTGTGCTCCTAAGTTTACAGGATAGACAGTTACTACTATTCTATCTGTTGCATCAAGTGATGTAGCTGGGAAAGTTAAAGAGGTAGAATATAATGTCTTACTAAGTGAAGTTAATACAGTAGTAGAACTTGTTGCTATCGTTGTAAATGTAGTTCCGTTGTATTTAGAAACCACAAAGTAAAAAGCTGGTGAATATGTTAAACTAAAAGTAACTGAAACATAAGAACTAAAAGTCCAAGTTCCAGCAGGGATAGAAGTCATATTAGGCTTATTTACATCCGTAATAAACCTAGCTATAACATTGTCTCCTGTTGCAGTAAAGTTTACACTAGCACCTACATTTTCAGTAGAACTAAATTGATAGTAAGAATTACCACCTATTGTGTCTTTTGACACACCACCATTAAAATAGAATTGTCCATTGGGATTTTGCCAATAGAGAATCATATTATTACCTTGTACTTTATCTGCCATATTGCAAAGTTAAACTATATTAATATTAAATTGTCCTATCCAGAATGGACCTAGTTGACCTATATCTGTTATGTAATTTGGAATGATAAATGCATTTATCTCAGCTACACTTACCTCAATTAACTGAACTGAGTTTAATTCGTTTACATAAGAATTTTGGCTTACCCTATTCATTATGAACTTTTTGCCAGTATAAGACAAATTACCTGTAACTGTGTCCGTTGTAGTAAATACCTTATCTAAATATACAAATGCTCCACTACTTATATGCTCTCCTAAATCACATTCCACAGTTGCCACATTCTTATTTAGGTTTCTTATGTTTTGATAAGTCATAAATACAACTAAATCTACTGCTCCTAAAGGAGTGCCACTAGGACAAGATGAATACCAATTCTTTAAGAATGTACCATCTGAAGCACATAAAACCCCTTTATTTGATGAATAGCCAAGAGCAGGAGAAGTTACAGATGGGTAATTATTCCCATAAGGTTGCTCAAATACTTTTAAAGTAGATTGGTCTGCATTATTAGGATTATAATTAGCTTCTATATATTTAACTTGACTTGTTGCTCTTGTAATTATAAAGTTCTTATAATACCCACTTTCCCCACTTGCATTTACTATTATACTAAATTGTAAATATCCATATATAGGAACATTAAATTCTAAGTAAGGTGGAATATCTTTACTAAATGTTCCAAACTCAATACTACTATCAGGTATTGCTATATTTTGTACTGTGGATGCCCATATACCATTTGTATCTAAATATTTTGTACCACCTGCCGTAATTAATTTTATTTGCAGTTTAGCACTTGCGAATGTTTTATGCTCAAAACTTAAATTAAAAGGAACTTCTCCTATATATGGTAAATAAAAATATGGCAATGCAGTATTACCAGTAGATATTGAAGCATCTCCACTAGAACCTCTAGTTATAAAGTATTGATTAAATTGTGAATTAGCATCGGCAATTATTTGAACTGTACCTGTTCCACTAAAAGAAGGTATAAATCCTACGGCACTAAATCCAGTATATAACTTTAAATCTGCGTTGTCGCAATAGTTTAAAGCTGATTCATAAGCACCTCTCCCTTGTATATTATAAAACCCTTTTTTTAATAGTTTTACTTGACTATTATTTATAAAATGCACATTACCATCTGCATAAGGAACTATGTTAACTGTATTACTTAAAACACCACTACTTGTTATTGTAGGAGTAGCTAGAATATTATATTTAGTAAAATAATTTGTAGTAGCTGCCATCTCATTCATAGAAAATATACACCAGTCTCCATTAGCTTGAAACATTCTACAATTAAATGAGGTCATTATTTTGCCAATAATATCATAGTATGACTCACCCATAAAATCCCTTCTATACTGATAGATTTGGCTAAATGGCTCGTTACTTACTGCATCTTGTCTATCATTCATTCCATCTGCAAAGTATGAACAAGCCACAACTAAATTAAGTACATCTGGATAGCCTAATAACTTTAATCCATTACTAATTACATTTAATTGAGTGTCTAATTGATTAATACTATCATCTCTTACATATTCAATAGTTTGAATAAAAGAAATAGCATCAATACAAGTAAAGTCTGCTTGAGTAATGCCTGTTGAAAAACCCATTTGAGTATAATCATTAAACAAAAAACCTCTCCACATTACATTTGTACTTTCTTTTAATACTACATAATACTTCCTATCATCTTGAGTAAGTACATTAGGGAATTGGTCGTAATCATCTTGCGTTTCTAATAATATAGAAAAGTTAACCTGAGTAGATATTATTGTAGGGTAAGGATATTCCTCGTTTGAGTTAGGTTGTACTATTATTGATACTGGCTTATAGGTTTTAACTACTCCAGCAACATAATCTCTCTCATAAATCTCAAGTACTTGGTTATTACCATTCCTTAAGATTTGAGTTATTGTATATCTTAATCCGTAAGGCATTATGCTAAACTGATTGATTGTCCTTTAATGTTTGATGCCTTTTGACTTCTATTTACTGCAAGTAATAAATCTTGACCTCTTAATACAAATTGTCCACCATTACTTGTTGTATTACCACTCATTGCTCCTGCGTTAAAAGAAGTATTTAAAAAGTTACTTAACTTACTTAATGGCATAACTGCCTCACTTTCTGAACCTTCTCCTATCAATGCAAGAGTTGGTTTAGTTACTACTCCACCAGTAGCCAATCCAGCAAACAATAAATCTGCTGCTCCTGCTCCACCTTCTATTGCTCCACCAGCACCACCTGAGATAGCGTTCATAATTGCTTTAAATAACAATGCTTGAATAACTGATGCTGCAATTTGTTTAGCTAAGTTTTTAAACATATCCTCAAGTGCCATACCTATATTCGCACCTCTTTCCATAGCATCAAATAATCCCATAAATGCATTAGTAACAGTATTTGAAATTGTATTAGCAAAACTTATGTAATCTTGTTGTTGTTTTTTTAGTAATTTACTATTTTCTTTTTCTCTTTCTTTGTCTGCCTCAGCAGAAATACGATTAGCTTCTAAATCAAGCATTTGCTGCTCTCTCGCAGTTCTTGCTGGGTCTAAAGATTTCATTCCTGCTCCAGTATATTTATTAGTAGAACGGAAAGAAGTGTCTTTGAATACATTTGATGTATCTAATTCAGAAGCAGTTAATCTTGGTTTCCCACTATAATACTTATCATAAATAGCATTTTCTTGTTGTAATAATTTTCCTATTGCTGCTTCTGCTGCTGGACCAGATATTCCAGCAATTGTCTTAATAGCTTTATCTATTGCATTTAATTGATGCAATGCAAAAGAATCTTCTCCTGAAACTGCAAATAGTTTACCAGCTTTTAATAAACTTTCTCCTTGTAAAATATCTTTATTAAATTCTTGTAATGCTTTGTCAAGTTCACTAATCTTATTTTGCTTATTATCAACCTTTTCATATTTTGATAATTCTGCATTTAGTGATATTACACCAGATTTAAATTTAGAAATATCTGCATCTACTTTCTCAAAATCTTTAGAATATTTAGCATAAATTGGTGCTTGTTGTTCTTCTATTGTTACAACTCTTCCTTCTTTACCTTGTACTTTTTCGCTAGTAATTGCATTTAATTCTGCATTTTGCTTTACTAATAGTTTTCTTCTTTGTAATAATGCTTCCTCTAGTTTTGTATTATTATTTTTTTCCTTTTCAGTTACTTGAAATTGTATAGATGCATTATTTAATGCAGCAATCATTGCTCTATTGTCGGATTCAATAGTTAATTTCTTAATAGCTTCACTATCTGAATATAATTTCTTTAATTCTGCTAATGCAGTTTCTCTTTGTTTTAAATCAGCATTAGAACCTATTATTCCTATTAATGCTTCACCTTTTATTTGTCTAGCTTCAGCTTTAGCTGCTATCTTGTATAATTCCTCGTTAAGTTCATTAATCTTTTTAATAAAATCTTCTAATTCTGCTGTTGCACCTTTAAAGAATTGTCCTATTTCTCTACTATATGTAGAAAGTAATGCAGATAGTAAACCAATAGCAACACCAATACCTGCTGGACCTGTAAGCCCAGTAACCATTGCTTGTAGTGCTTTTTTAGTGCCTCCTTCAGTAGCTGCTAATCTTTGGAATGACTCAACCATAGGGTTTAAGTTATTCGCAATACCCATCATACCATAAGGAGCATCCTGAGCAATTCTTGAGAAGTTAATAAGGGATTGAGAAGCATCACCAACTGGTTTACCTACTTTTTGTAATGCACTTCCGTAAGCTGATAT